GGTCATCATCATTGATGAAGCAGATAACACAGGGAACGACGTACAGTTGCTCCTCAGAGCATTTATCGAAGAGTTTGTGGGAAATTGTAGATTTATATTCACTTGCAACTACAAAAACAAAATCCTCGAACCCCTCCATTCAAGATGTGTTGTGGTTGACTTCTCAATTAGAGGAAAGGAGAAACAGAAGATCGCTGCTAGTTTCTTCCAAAGACTCAATTTTATCTTGGACAAAGAAAGGGTTGAAACTGATAAGAAAGTATTAGTAGAATTAATTAGTAAACATTTTCCAGATTGGAGAAGAGTATTAAATGAGTGTCAGAGATATTCAGTTAGTGGTAAAATAGATAGTGGAATATTAGCTGCCTTTTCAGATGTTGCTGTCAATGATCTTATTAAAAACCTTAAAGCAAAGAACTTTCCAGAAGTTCGTAAGTGGGTCAACAATAATATGGACAACGATACTTCTGTTCTATTCCGTAGGATATATGATAGTCTTTATGAATGTTTGGTTCCGACTACTATACCTGCTTCTGTTCTTGTTATTGCTAAGTATCAATATCAGATGGCATTCGTCGCAGATCAAGAGATAAATATGCTTGCATGTTTAACTGAAATCATGGTAGAGTGTGAATTCAAATGAAGGAACCTTATACTCATGGAGACATATCTGTTGGAGAATAAAAAATGATTTTTGCTTTCATCCTTTCACTATTTGCTAATCATCTACCTGTGATGTACGTTCAAGTACCACAGTGGGCAGATGATTGGGCGGTATGTGCTGTAGATATACCTGACGCTAAGTGTCACTGGTATGTCATGGCACCTGACAATACATTTGGTGAAGGATTTAGTTGGGAAGAAGCACCATGGTTTGATGCCAATGGTCTTAATGACATAGCACCCATTCAATCTAAAACAGTTGTTGAAAAACTACAAGAAAAATGATGACTAACAAACTTATTAGAAAACGTGAAAAGATCAGAGCACAAATGAAATCCAGATTCTATTATTGGTTCTGGGGTGCTACAGCAGTTGCTGTTGTAGGTGGTCAAATATATGTTGGATCTGGATATAGACAAATGGCGAAAGCATTCAATAGAATAATAGATACTACAATGAAAATTGTAAAACCAAAACCAAGAGGATATTATGCTCCTATAGTTCCACCACCACCTGATAATTATATGTACAGAGGAACTGAAGATAAAATCCATTATTTAGAAAATGAGTAATAAAGCATTAAAAACACCTTTACGTTATCCTGGTGGTAAGTCTCGTGCTTGCACTAAAATGGGACAGTTCTTTCCAGACTTTAGTAGATATAGAGAGTTTCGTGAACCATTTCTTGGTGGTGGAAGTGTAGCACTTCACGTCTCTAAAATGTATCCTGAACTAAGTATTTGGGTTAATGATTTATATAAACCTCTTGTAAATTTTTGGCAGACTATACAGGATGATGGGGAGAATCTTCAATATATGATATGGAGTTTGAAAAATAAATATCCCGATAGAGATACTGCTAGAGAATTATTTTTAGAAGCTAAGGAGAAAATCAATAATGAAGAATTATCCAGTAGAGATCGTGCAGCGTATTTTTATATTGTTAATAAGTGTAGTTTTTCTGGTCTCACTGAGTCGAGTTCTTTTTCAGCACAAGCCAGTGAGTCTAATTTTTCCTATAGAGGAATTGAAAAGATTACAGGGTACCAAAAAATAATTGAGAACTGGAAGATTACTAATTTATCTTATGAAAATCTTTTAACAGATTGGAATGGTGCATTTATATATCTAGATCCTCCTTATGATATTAAAGATAATCTTTATGGTAAGTCTGGTTCTATGCATAAAAAATTTGATCATGATAAATTTGCAGAAGATTGTGATAAACATACTGCACATATGATGATCTCTTATAATTCATCACAATTAATTAAAGATAGATTTAAGGAATGGTCTGCTAGTGAATTTGATTTAACATATACTATGAGATCTGTTGGTGAGTATATGAGAAATCAACAGGATAGAAAAGAATTATTATTAATGAATTATAATAAACCTAAGGTTAAGTTGACTTTTGATGGATGTTATAATTATGATAGATTAAAAAAGGAGGGTTTAGTTGATGTCTGAAAATACTCGTGAAAAATTAAATAATCTAAGAGGTAGGAATAACAATTTTGAAAATATTGTTGTTTATTCATTTAAAGTAAATGAGCATCAACATATCAATGTTCATGAAATAAAAAGACTTGAGCATAGTATTTCTTCATTGAGACAATTTAATAAAGAAATAGCCATCTATCTTTTTTGTGATAATCCACATATTATTCCACCTTATTTTGCTCTTAATTATTCAGTGAGAATTAAACCTTTTGCTAAAGGATTTGATCATACAATGTTGAATGCTTGGTCAATTCATAGATGGTATAATCTTAAATATTTTGATGATGAATTCTACAATATCTTATATGTAGATGCTGATACTATTTTCTATCATGATGTTCAATATTTATTTGATACATATTGCACACATGATGTATATGGTAGAGAGGAATTTGGATTTAGACATGATCCAAATCATGGTGGTGGAAAAAATATAAGAGAGCAACTTGATTTAGTTGAATCTTGTATATATGATCTAGGTGGAAAATGTGAAGTATATAAACATTGTCTTGGTGTTATTCTGTTAAACAATGGTCTTCACCGTGATATTACTTCAAGGTTGGATGAACTATCTGATTTAATGGAACAGTTCAAAAAGAATCAAATTCTTTTACCAGTTCCTAACCGTAGAATAGCCGATCAATATGCTGTATGGGTTATCTTTAGTCGTATGGGTGTCACAGAGGGTCTCTTTGCTGCTCAGGATGTTACGCAAGGATGGATAGAAAAAAAACATGAGGAACATTTTAATCCTGTTGTATGTCATTATACAACTAAGAAGGAGCAAGAGTTTGCTCTTTCTGATCCTAAGTATGCTAATTTAATAAGAAATGTTGATAGTTTAGCAGAACAAATTGATCCTCATATGGCTGTTTCTATGAATAGTGGTGTTTATCTTTCCCAACAAGCAGTAGAATTAGTTGCAAAAGATAATAGTATAGTGGTAGATTCTAGTAAAGATGAAATATTTTTATGACTCATAACATGACAGAATTTATCCAACGTCATATCGGACCATCAGAATCAGAACAACGCAAAATGCTTGCTGATCTTGGTCTATCAACTATAGATGAATTAGTTAGAGATATTGTCCCTGATTCAATTTTACTCCGTGGTGATAGTAAATTGCCAGAGGGTTGTAGTGAGCAACAGGCACTTACAGAATTAAAAGAAATTTCTAAACATAATATTGTCAAAAGAAGTTTGATAGGTCAAGGATATTATGGAACAATTACACCACCAGTGATACAGAGAAATGTATTCGAGAATCCTGCATGGTATACATCTTATACACCATATCAGGCAGAAATATCACAGGGTAGATTAGAAGCATTATTTAATTATCAAACACTAATTACAGAACTTACTGGACTACCAGTTGCAAACGCATCTTTATTGGATGAAGGAACTGCAGCTGCAGAAGCAATGTTACTTGCTCATAGTCAAGGTAAAAAGAAAGATTTTGTAGTTGATGATAAAATATTTCCACAAACATTAGAGGTATTACAGACAAGAGCAAAACCATTAGGTATTAATATAATAAAACTTGATTTAGATGGTTCAATACCAATGGCTTTTTTTACTGATGCATTTGGATTACTAGTTCAACTTCCAAATAGTCAGGGTAAGTTACGTCATTGTGATGGATTATTAAGATGTGCAGAAGTTTATAAGTGTATGAAGATTGCGATTGTAGATCCAATGTGTCAGGTTCTAATGAAACCTGTAGGTGAATGGGGATTTGATATTGCAGTTGGTAGTATGCAAAGATTTGGAGTTCCTATGGGTTTTGGAGGACCTCATGCAGCATTCTTTGCAACCACTGACAAATATAAACGTAAGATTCCTGGACGTATTGTAGGGCAGTCGATAGATAGTCAAGGTAATAAAGCACTGCGGTTAGCGTTGCAAACAAGGGAACAACATATAAGAAGAGACAAAGCAACATCCAATATATGCACTGCCCAAGCACTCCTTGCAAATATGGCAGGATTTTACGCTGCTTACCACGGTGCGGAAGGTTTGAAAAAAATAGCAACCAGAGTATTAAAATATAGGCAAACGTTACTACTAGCATTGAAATGGTGTGGAATAGAAACAGATGAATCAGAAGGATTTGATACTATAAGATTTAAAACCTCGGTTGCTTTAGATGGTTTTAATGTAAAATATGAAGATGGTTGGTATACTTTGTCCTTAGATGAGTGTACCACACTAGATGAATTGCATCAAATTATTGATACACAAATTGATTTTCCTAACAAGGCAGACACTATAGGACATGTGTTAGATGCTGTAGGTGATTACCATTGGTCGAATATACCTGAGAGAACTAGTCCTTGGTTGAGGCAAGATGTTTTTAATAAGTATCACAGTGAAACTAATATGATGAGATATATGAATGAATTAGTATCAAAAGATTTCTCATTAGTGAATGGTATGATGCCACTTGGTAGTTGTACTATGAAATTAAATGCAGCATCAGAGTTGATGCCTGTAAGTTGGAATGAGTTTGCCAATATGCATCCATTCGCACCAGAAAATCAAACTCTTGGATATCAAAGAATTATGTTTGATTTACAAGAATGGTTATGTGATATTACAGGATTTGCTGAAGTATCCCTTCAACCAAATGCGGGATCACAGGGTGAGTATGCAGGTTTACTTGCAATACAAGAATATCACAGAAGTAATGGTGATACTAAAAGAAATGTATGTTTGATACCCACAAGTGCACATGGAACAAATCCCGCATCAGCAGTGATGGCAGGTATGAAGATTGTTCCTGTTAAGTGTGATGAAGAAGGTAATATAGATTTAAAAGATTTAGAAAAGCAAGCACTTATGAACTGTCTTGAGTTGTCTTGTATTATGATTACATATCCATCTACTCATGGTGTATTCGAACCAACCATCAAAGACATCTGTAGAATTGTTCATGAGAATGGTGGACAAGTATATCTTGATGGTGCAAATCTAAATGCACAAGTAGGACTTGCAAAACCAGGTGAGTATGGTGCTGATGTATGTCATATGAATTTACATAAAACATTCTGTATTCCTCACGGTGGCGGTGGTCCTGGTGTCGGTCCTATTGGTGTTGCAAAACACCTTGTTCCTTTTATGAATCATAGAGTATCAGCAGCAGTTCAAGGTAGTGCAAGTATATTACCAATCAGTTGGATGTATATTCGTATGATGGGTGCTGATGGACTAAGAAAAGCAAGTGAAGTATCTTTACTTACAGCAAACTGGTTAGTACATCGTATTGAACCTTTCTTCGAAGTATTATACAAAGGTAATAATGGAAGAGTTGCACATGAATGTATATTTGATGTTAGACATTTTGAAGGTATTACTGCTGAAGATGTAGCGAAAAGATTAATGGATTATGGTTTTCACGCACCTACATTATCTTGGCCAGTTACAGGAACAGTAATGGTTGAACCAACTGAAAGTGAGTCTTTATATGAACTTGAAAGATTTGGTTCAGCAATGGTAAGTATCCGAAGAGAGATTGATAAGAATAAAGACATCTTGAAAAACGCACCTCATACAGCAAAGGTTGTAAGTTCAGATGAATGGGTGTATAATTATAGTCGTGATGAAGCAGCATATCCTGCCAATCAAACAAATAAGTTTTGGCCAGCGATATCACGAATCGACAATGTTTACGGAGATCGTAATCTTGTTTGTTCTTGTGCAAACTATTTTGATAATGAAGATGGAACTTAAAGATTGGTTAAATTCAATTAACCAAACAAAGAAAAATTTGATAGATGAAGACTCCTCTATAGAAAAAGAATATCCTCCATATATTATTAACCGTATTTTTTCTGGGCATCTTGATTCTATTCTATTTGCAAATGAGATGAATCAGTATAATTTTTTACCAAAAAGACTTCAATATGATTTTTATCTAAATACACTGAGAACTAAGAAGAGATTTTCTCCTTGGTTACGTAAAGATGAGATTAAAGATCTTGACTTGGTAAAACGTTATTATGGTTATAGTAACGAAAAAGCAAAACAAGCTCTACGAATCCTAACTAAAGAACAACTTAATTTTATAAGATCTAAATTTGAAACTGGAGGAAGACAATGAGTGTGGTTGAAGAGCTTGAAGTAAAATGGACACCTGATCAAATGGTAGAGGTGACACTTAATGAACCTGATGATTTTTTAAAAGTTCGTGAGACTTTAACAAGAATTGGAGTAGCATCAAGAAAAGAAAAAAAGATATATCAATCATGTCATATATTACATAAGCAAGGAAGATATTTTCTTGTTCATTTTAAAGAACTTTTTGCCCTTGACGGTAAACACGCTAATCTTACTTCTAATGATGTTCAGCGTCGCAATCGTATTTCTCAACTTCTTGCTGACTGGGGATTGGTTACTGTTGTAGATTTGAAAAAAATACAAGACATTGCACCTTTAAATCAGATTAAAGTATTAGCATATAAAGATAAAGGTGACTGGATACTAGAAACAAAATACAATATAGGTAGTAAGAAGAAAAAGGTAGAGGAAACAGAATAAGATTGTAGGGGATTCATCATTCCCTTTTTGGTGTTTGTATGATTAAATAGTAATGTCGCCTTCGGGGACACAACTACACTCGCTTATTTAAGGAGAACTATGACAAACTTAGCAAGTTATCATTCTGCTAATCTTCCAGAACTAATGAAGATTATTTCGAAGAATGGAATAGGAATGGATGATTACCTAGATCGTTTCTTTACCAATTCTTATGAAACCACAACAAACTATCCACCTTATAATTTAATTCAGGTAAATAATGTTGAGTCTGTACTTGAGATTGCACTTGCAGGATTCACTAAAAACACTATCTCAGTTTATACTGAATATGGAAAACTTATCGTTGAA